CGAATGTTAAACCTCTAACGAACGATGACGTCATAAATTTGACTGAAGACTTTTGAGATAAGATACTCCATGCGTCTCCTCGGCCAAATAAATCATTTACTATATCAGCATAAGGTAAAGCATAAACGGCTTCTTTTTGCTGCAGAGTACCAGGCATAAAACCCTGTTCTCTTGTTTGGACTGCAGAACGAACAATTATAACTTGATGATAATTATCATTGCTTAGTATATCACATAAGCCTAGATAAAGACCACACATTGTTTTACCTGTTCCTGCTGTACCAATTGCAGCTATATTATAACCTGCGTTATAACTATCGAAAAAATGAGCTTGGTTATCGGTTAAAGGACTAATCTGATTCATACTGAATTTAGTATCCATTCTTGAACCTTCCTTTTCCCTCCGCGACATTTTTTTATCCTTTGCTGTTATACGACGTGCTCTTGACATAAAACTCTCCTTTGCATCAACAGATGTAAGAAGCAATTGAAATTACTTCCAATCGTTGATTTTGTTTCCAGTGTATGATTTGTTTTCTTTCATTGATGTAAGTATATCACGAAAACCTTGGTCAGGTTTCATCCTTCCAAGGCGCGCAGACTCAATCACGGGTTGTCCGCTAAGAATGATAGATTTTAAATGGGGGTTGTCTTTTTTGAACTGGTCTATCGCAGACATCGACATGAATTTCTCGAATTGCTCACCAGTTGTTTTATCTTCAAAGGTATATGTAGGCATTAGTTTCCAATCTTATATTCCATAATAGTATTTATACGATAGATTCGTAGATTTCTTTCCAATTCTTAACTTTTACCAAATTATTATTTTCGTAATCTTTGTTAAAGTCATGTTCAATCAGAATAGATCTAAGTCCCATATCGAGTCCGCATTCAGCATTAGAAGGTTTATCTTCAACCCAAATACATCCGCTATCTTTATAAGGTAATAGACCGTCGTCTTTATCAGCTCCACAGTCTAAACATACCACTCTCTCAAATACATCTTTACCAAACAATCTTTCGAGATTCTGTTCTCTTAGTTTACCGGCATAGTAATCAGTACTGAGACTAGTAATACAATGAAAAACATAACCTTCACTATGGAGTTTCTTGACATATTTAATGGCATCCCTTAAGCCAGGTAAAAATCCTATTCTTGCAGATTCGTTAAACTGTCTTACAAGTTGTCTTGATTGTTCCTTTGTAATACCAAAGGTTTGTGCTACGTCGTACTGACCTTCTTCAATAACGGTATATCCGTTTTCATTCATATACTTATAGAATGCATACTTCCAATCAAGTAGTACACCGTCACAATCTACAAGGATTAGCTTTTCTGCTCTGTGGTCCATATTATTCCTGTTCATTATTAATTTATATAGATATTATAACAAACAATTGACCGGATGTCAATGGTTTTATGAAAGAAAAGTTCTTTTATCAGACAATTTCTGCTTTTGAAGGTCTTTTCTTGCCTGATTTTTCTTTTTCTTTTGTTTCCGATCTTGTATCTTCGGTTCATACCAATCGTCAGAATGAATGGTTGATTTGCGCTGCCGAGGCATAGCAATTTTCCTTATTATCTAAAGTTAAGTGGATCCGTGAATAGTGTTGGAAAAGCTGCTTCTAATGTTTTCTTAGTTATTCCTTTAATAGGAGTATGACTAATCATATTCTCTGCAAGCATTCTTGAATCAGATGGATTCAAATCTTCAAGCAACTGAATAAACAATGCTTCTCTTCTATTCTTATTGAGGTTGTCGTATCCGCCACCTTTAAAGAATATTCGTAAACGTCTTGCTTCTCTATATAACATAGTATCAAGGTCAACGAGTTCGTTCTCTTTGAATGGTGGTGGAGTATCTGGTAATAAGAACTCGATATCTTCATCATAAATCAAACGAAGAACCTGTCTTAATGGAACAGTGTCGTGTTTTTGTAAGTGCTCGACTTTTCCTTTTACACTTTTTTCTTTTGCAGCTGTATTGATTATATCTGCGATTGCTACTCTTAACATATTAAAAATCCTGTAAATCGCCAATCAAGTTTTTCAACTTTTGTTTGACGAAGTAATTGAATAAGTGAGACCTTCCCACCTCTTCTTGGTTATTATAAGCCTCAAGAATATTATCAACAAACTCCTGAGGTATCATTGTAAGATCAATCATTTGTTTATTACGATTAAACCTTAATTTTGTTTCCTCATCCATTGCGTCTGGATCTTTGCTAAACAACTCAATACGCTTCTTAGTCATTGGCTTTTGTCTTTCACCAATAGCAAGACAATTATCAGGACTTAATATGTTTGGTACACCGTCACCAGTATCGCCACGAAGAACGTGTTCTGTTATATATTGCTGAGGATTTGCATGTCTTACCCATTTCTTTAGAACGGGATTGTATTGGTCAACATTTGCGAATCTTTGTAATTGAATAAAGTCCTTGTCACCAGATAGAATCAGAATCTTTTCAGAACCATTATTTAATTCAGTACCATGTTCCATACAGAGTGTTGCGATAATATCGTCAGCTTCACAGCGGTCAACATATACTACCTTGTAAGGAAAGAACTCTTCAATTTCTCTACGTATTTGGTGAATGATATCAAACAAAGCATTCCAATCAAGATCAGAATCATCTCTGTTCTTTTTACGATTTGCTTTATAGTATGGATAGTAATCCTTTCTCCATACGTTTGTGTTATCAGCGCAGATTACAATTTCGCCGTATTCTCTCGAAAACTTTTTACGATTGAATCTGATTGAATTGAGGAACATGTGACGAAGCAGATTTTCATCAACTTCCATGTTTGTGTGATTACCAATACCTGCGAAAAGACTCGCGAGCATAACTTGGTTATAGTCAACTAATATCATAATTTATCCATTATTTAAATTTACAGATTATATTATATCAAACATCTTCATCAATGTCAATGGTTTCTTCTAAATTCTTTTTTAATCCACCAGATATAGCATTTTCATTTTCATCTGCATCCACGATAACATTGTTTGCAGCATACGCTTGTAACTGATGTTCTTCGTTCATTGTTTGTAGATGTAAAGAACGAATAGATTCAAAGATAAGTATCATAGATGGAAAGTATTCTTCCATGTTTTCTTCAAAGTCACATCCTGCTCTTGCCATCTCACCTAGTACGTTTTCCCAAATAATTTCTGCAAGTTCGCTTGAATAAGATTCCTTATATTCACGAATCCTTTCGCCAACACTTACCTCATTAATAGGTGGATTAGAATGTATCTTAGGAAAGGGTATTAATTTACCCTTCGACTTGGTATGCATCACCAATATTCCTCAATAGAGTGTTCCACATTGTGGTAAATGATTGTATATTATTTCTTGCCAAATTAAATCTATCAGAGAAGGTAAATCCATTAAAATAATTAGGATCGTTCTTCATCGCAATTAGAATTTGTTTTGCTACTGAAAACGCATAATTTGCGTGATGATTCATATCTTCATTCCAATCATACATAATGGTTGCATTAGCACCAGTCTCTGGCAATGCTCCATAGTTTGGATGAATACAAATCATTTGAGATTTAATGGCTTCGAGTAACGCAATACAAGATGTCTCTTTCCATATATTAGGATATAGGAAAATATGAGATTTCTTTAATGCTGCTAATACTTCATCATTTGATTTAACACCATGATAAGTCATATTAGGATGTTGCTCAATTTGTTCATATAATGGTTTATATGCTTCGTCTCGATTTTTCCAACCATAAATTTCAAATCCTGAATAGACATCAAGATGGATATTATCGAATTCCTTTGCTAACGAAGCAAAGATTGGTACAAGTAGTTCTAAACCGCGGTGAGGAGTTGTATGATATACGAAACGAATTGTTTCCATATCTTTTTCCTCTGGGTCATACTTAACTTCAACAGCATTATGAATAACAGAACATTTACCATAAGGTATACCGAACCTCATAATATATTGATCTCTTTGCCACGCCGTCACAAAGACAAAGTGAGCAAACTTTTGCCAACCTTCATCTTTTAAAATTTGATTTTCTGGATCTTCCGATAGATCATGACACCAAAAGATATTTGGTACATCATCATATAATTCTCTTGGTCTCGATAAATGGATAGCAACCTTTTCAAGTACTTCCGCGTCCATGTTATCAATCAATCGTTGTCTCATCATTTCACTTCCGCCTTTTGAATTGGCAGACAGTTCTGAATCTATCACAACACCTTTATAAATGCAACTCATTTTAGTTCTCCATTAATTTCATTATATATTTGGTCTAAAGCATCGTGTAAGTTACGCAGTGAACCATTATTATGTACGCGATACGTTTTAATATTCATCTCTTCTTTGAGAACGTACGCTTTGTCTATTTCTGTTTTGGATCCGACTGTCCATTCGTTAATCAGTCGACCATTAAAATATTTTCTACTATCAGATGAATAATCACAACCTTCTCTTGTTAATTGAACGATGACAATATTCTCTGCTCCAACCTTTTCAATAATAGGTTCAAGTTCTTCAACAAATCCACCATCTGCTAACGCATAGTTTTTATATTCAAAGATTTCTTCAGCAACTGACTTACCAAAATAATCTAAACCTTTCTTTGGCTTAATGATATCTTCAGAAACATGAATCATTGCTTCACGTCTTGACATACCTTGTAAGGCAAACTCTGATTTTTCTTTTTGAGCTCTGTCGTTATAACCTTCCATAAACCATCTTTTATCAACATCAAAGTGTTTAATCGTTTCTTTGAATAATTGATACTTAAAAGACAGATTACCAAATCCGTACTTTTCTTTATATAAACTAGCTGCTTCGTCCTTTCCTGAAGCTGGCGGTCCATTAAATATTACTATCATCTTTCTTCTCTGTAAGTTGTGTGAAACCATATTTACAAATATAGTAGGCATCTACGATATCAGTAATAGGATTCCACGATTTGTTTACTATACCACATTTCTCGCGAACATCAACTCCGCATTCTTCTTCGAAGGCTTCTATCATCATTTCCTTATTCGCGTTACCTTTTCCACAACCAAACTTTTTAATCATTGTTGGTGCGTATACATCATAAGCAATTCCTTTCTCCCATAGTTTATGTTTAAGTAAACCACAGTTCTCTGCTATTTGAAATACTCTACCAACCGCTCCAAATGCGTATCCTTCAATTCCAACAAAGTCACACTCAAAACATTTAGCTTGAGACCAAGAACCAATGATATCATATCTGTCTTGATCGTTGAACCAAGTATCTGGATACATTGTTGCTTGATACTGTCCTTTCTCTCCAATTAGCAATTTCTTTTGCTTTACATAATAATAAAAAGTACAGTTATCGTAACTCCATTCTTCACCTTCATGAACACAAATTGCTGGACTACTTAAACTGTAGTCAACACCAGCGACTCTCATACCTAACTCCATAATTTAAATTATAGAATTATTTATTAGTTTTCTCGGTAAAAGATATGAGAACCTATATGTCCAATTAAATCTAAAGAACTTGCCCAATAAGGTTCAATATAAACTGTATGGCAATGAGTTGCACCTTCCGTTAATCCATTCATACGACCTTCGTATATTGATTGATGAGCAACTAAAACAGATTCGTTCCATGCATCTGTTTCTGTAGGTTCATCTGACTTGCCATCACAGTACCAACTGAACTGACAACGATTCCTTACAGGTACCTC